ATCTTTCGTTGGGTCAGCATAGCGTTGAGAGAACTCTTGGAAACTAAAACTTCTGTGTCGCAAGATTTGTCTTGCAATGTCTCTTGTGGTTGTAATTTCAACGCAGGCGGAGACCATTTCAAGTGGGCTCCAGTGGGCATGTTTAACCAAGTATCGTATAAGTTTTTCGGATGTGTCTGTGTTGAGCTGATTGGAGGGATTGCTGACACGGGCGCAATACGCAATGAGTTCCTGCGCATCTGTGAGGCCCAGATCTCTAAATTCCTCTGTTGGTTGACTATAGGATAAAAGTTTAACATTCATGTTTATTTACTGTTCTGGTTCTTCGATTGGTTCATCGAAACAAAGACTTTCCATAGTTTTGTAATGTTCATAGGCTTTTTTAAGTGCTTCGAACTTTTCAAGTTTTGCAGGGTCAGGAACAAGTATAGCTAATCTCTGTTCCATCTTCTTCATAAACTCTTTTAGACTCTGACCGCCAACTGTGATATCAGTGCCAGCGGCCATTTCAATACCGGTGGTACTGATGTTAACGGTGTTTGGACTATTCCAGTTACCGTTGTTTATAGTGTATCCACTAGTTCCAGTAGTCCATTGATTATTGCCGGTAATATTACCAATAGTAGCAATACTGCTACCGCCTGCACCAACGCCACTATAGGTAAAGGTGTTGCTACTGGGCAGTGTTATAGTATTCATACTAGAATATTGATCTGATAGACCAGTGATTGTAATTGTATCTAATGTATCAATCATGGTGCTGGATTGGGCAGCACCATAGTTGCTTAGATCAATTTCAATATCATCAAGTGTGATACTGTCCTTGTCGTCCATAGTTAGACCTTGGCTTCTTTACGTGTGTTTTTTTCTTCTGTGATTTCGTTGCGGCGAGCTTTGACACCCTTAGCAACTTCTTGAAGTGCTTTACGAGCACGAGTTCCGGCAGCACCATTGCCTGCTGTGAACTTTGCGTCCTCAGCCAAGAATGCTTCGAAGTCTGATTTTAGTTGTTCTACTGTTGTTGACATAATGTTTTCCTTAAAGTTATGTTCTAATACTTATAAGCCACCTTGCTTGCAGGTGCTTAAAACTGGTATGGTCGGTAGGTTTCGAACCTACAAAGGCGCTGTCTACGACTTTGCCCCGTCCCCACTCTAGTCTATGGGACTAGCGGGAGGTCTGCCTATTCCACTCACGACCACATGTATATTATACTATCTAATCTAGTTATGTCAACTGATCTAGCAGTTAAATACTTACCGTTATTATGCAAAATTTTAAATCAATTCCATTCGAACGCATTGTCCGGTTTGGACAACGCACAATGTTAGCCAATCCATTATTTTCTACCAGTTGGATCTTGGGTAGATTTTGTAATTATAATTGTAGTTACTGTTGGCCTTATGCTCGTAGTGATAAAGTGGATCACCAACCGCTTGAAGTGTATAAAGCCACTGTAGACGAGATTAAGCGTCAAGCACGGGACAATGGATTTAACCAGTTCCATTGGTCGTTCAGCGGCGGTGAACCTACTGCATATAAACAGTTGCTAGACTTAGTGAAACATCTAGACGAATTAGAATCTAAGTACCAAAGTATACACATGACTACTAATTTGTCGCCGGGTAGTAAATGGTGGAACACTTGGTGTAAGAACACTGAGATGTTACAACGCAGAAGTATCACAGCCAGCTTTCACGATGAGTTTGCCAAGGAGCAAGAGTTTGGTGACAAGTGCCTACAGTTACAATACGAGCTGGTACACGTTACAATCAATCAAGTAATGGTACCTGAGAAGTTTGACGAGTTGTATGCTCGTATGGAACGATTTCATGCTCGAGGAATTAACGTAACTCTCAAGCCACAAAGTGATCCCACAGCGAGTTCGGTTGTAAGTGGCTACACTGAGAATATGATTCACAAAATGCAGACCGGATTTCCGCAACGTGCTAATGGTGAAGAACTTTATCAGATAGCACTATATGATGCAGATGGTACAGAATACTTGTTCGATCAAGCAGAGAGATTCAACGCATTTGAATTTAATAAATTTATCAATTGGACTTGTAATTCTGGCTATCAAAGTGTTATAATAAGAGGTAATGAGGTTAAAAGAAGTTACAGTTGTCACGATGTTCCACTAGGTACATTGGACAGTTTTGAATTATTCAAGCAACCTAAACACTGTATTACTCCTAGTTGTGTTAGTAGTGCAGACTCAAAGATACCAAAATGCAAACAGTGATATTTCTAAATAATTGTATGTCATAAATTTTAAAAAATGTATAATATAACAGATATACGATCAATGCATTTCGAAGTGACATCTAAATGTCAGGCGAAATGTCCTATGTGCCCACGACGAATCAATGGCGGAAAACTTAATCCTAATTTAATTTTAGATGAAATTACATTAGAAAAATTTGTTCAATGGTTTGATACCGACTTTGTAAAACAATTAGACAGTTTTTATATGTGCGGAAACTTAGGTGATCCTATAGTTGCCAAAGATACTCTTGAGATATTTCAGTATCTACGAAAGCATAATCCTAAGATATATCTTCGAATGCATACTAATGGAAGTGCTAAATCAATTCCATGGTGGAAAAATTTAGCAGAGCAAAAAGTGACAGTTATTTTTGGAATAGATGGACTAGCTGACACACATTCTAAATATAGAATCAACACCGATTGGAGTAAAATAATTGAAAATGCTCAAGCGTTTATTTCAAACGGCGGCGACGCAAGATGGGACATGATTATTTTTAAACATAATGAACATCAAATAGACGAATGTAGAATTTTATCTAAACAACTAGGGTTTAAAGAATTTTCTATCAAGCACACCAGTAGATTCAAAGACGACAAGTTTGATGTTTTAGATGATGATAACAATGTCATAGATACTTTATATCCAACGTCGAAAAGTAAATCTATGATTAATAAAGTTAAAAAAGCACAACAAGAAGTTTTACCTGTGATTAGCTGTAAGGCAAAAAATCAAAGTGAGCTATATGTCAGTGCCACAGGCGCAATAAGCCCGTGTTGTTGGTTAGATTTAGAATGGTGGCCAGAACAGAGTTTTAATAAAAATGATTACCTCGAAAAGATTAAGGAATTTCCAAATCTAACCAACAACTCTTTAAAAGAAATTTTTGATTCGGGATATTTTTCTAAAATTTCTAATTGCTGGATTACCACTGGCTTAAAAGAATGTTCCAAACAATGCGGAAGTTTCGATAAACTAAATGAACAATTTATTAGAATTACACATGAAAATTGATCTAGAACATTTTCATTATTGGATACAGGCTATAAGATCTAGCGAAGATCCAACACGAACCATGGATGCATTCTGGAGGGGTCAGATGCAAAGTAAAGAATGGTTGTGTAACGAACTAAAAAAACAGGTGAACGGATGGGTGACAGTTGACATCCACGGCGGTTGGGTTGGGGTGTTGGCCAGTATGCTATTCCAAAGTGATGTGCCTGTTCTCAGCATTCGTAGCGTTGACATAGATCCCAGTTGCGAACCGATAGCCAATAACATGAATAAGATTGAAGAAATAGTTGGAAAGTTTTGTGCGGTTACCTCAGACATGTGCTCGATTCGCAGTGATGCTGATGTAGTTATTAATACCAGTTGTGAGCATATAACACAAGATGAGTATGATTTATGGTTGAGCGGATTGCCTCAACATAGTCTAATTGTTTTGCAAAGTAATAATTACAACATCCCTGAGCATATAAGAATTGCCAAAGACCTAGAAGAATTTAAAACTCAAAGTCAGTTAACAGTGTTATATGCTGGAGAATTAGATCTTCCGCTGTATAAACGATTTATGATAATTGGTAAAAAATGACAAGAACTCCTATAGAAATTAAAAATAGCGAATACGACGATTTGCTGGCTATAGATATCTATCCAACAAATATTTGCAATTATAGTTGTCACTATTGTCATCCTGGCTCAAATGAAGGGAATCACGGATTTCCTAAAGACTTTGATTTATATGTAAAAAATATTGATCATTTATTAAATGTATATAAAGAAAATTTTAATAAAAAAAGAATAAAGATAGAAATAAGTGGCGGCGAACCCACATTATGGCCTAGGGTTGGCGACTTTGCAAAACATTTAAAATTAAATCATCCTGAAATAATATGCATATCATTAACTACAAATGCATCTAGAACTATAAGATGGTGGCAGGAAAATGCAAAATTCTTTGATGAAATACATATCAGTTTACATGCAGAAGGTAATCCCCATCACATAATACAGGTTGCTGATTACATTTATAATAATACCGAAAGTCACGTAGCGGCCAATGTAATATTAGATCCTACTAATTGGGACCAATCTATTAATTATCTTAACACAGTAGTAGCTCATCCAGTTCCTTGGCTAGTTAAATCTTGGTTACTTGTAAAAGGGGCAACAGTTAGGGAAGATTATACTAAAGAGCAACTGGAACAATTTCAAGACAGGGTTAAAAAAGTTCCACCACTTGAGTATATAAAAAAGATGGAAGACAAAGGATTTGTATCTAAACCCAGTGTA